TACGAAGATTTTTCTTTCATATTAGTTAAATCTGGAACTATAGGAGTTAACAATGATATATTAGCATCTAATTATATTGGAGGTCCAACAAATAATGCAGATAGATTTCTATCAATGAATGGAAATCTTGTAAATTTTAAAAAGGAAATATATAATGGGGAGACCATAGTGGACTATGTAGCGCAAAATACGGGAGCAACTTCATTTACAGCATGTCTGGATGGAAAAGTGGACACTGGCGCTACGGTACCTAGTCAAAGGGGAAATGTAAGAGCTGCAATTGTAGAAATGCATGAGGAAACTATAGAAGGGAACTTAACAAAAAAAAGAGCATATTTTTATGGAAATAATGTATCCTCATTTGAAAATGTTGGGGGAAAAGGAATTCTTTCCCCAACAAATGCTACAGGATTTAGAGCTCTTCCAGGAGGAGTAATATCCGCAGCGGGAGTTCGAACAGAAGTAGGACAATCGGCATATTTTCCAGCAGAATCCGATCTATTCCAAGTTGCAGGAAACACATACATGCTTACATTGAAAGATGTAAACGTCACAAAACATATAGGAGAAACAGGAGAATTTCTCCCAAAAGCTGCTGGAGTTAATATCAGACTAATGACCACAACAGCTCCTTCAGGAAACCCAACAATAGGAGGAGTGACTTACAACTACATATCCCTTATAACTAGTGGAGGAGTATACTACATAACTACAACAAATTTTACAGGAAGCACATACCCAAATGGAACAACAATTCCTTTAGTTACAACAGACGCGGCTTGGACTTCTACAGCCCCAACAGGAGCTAGAAGAACCTATGAAGCTATTTTTGGAACATACTATAGTGGGATTGTTGGGGAAACCATTAACTCTCAAGGGGGATATTCCGCAGCTGGAGCTAGCTGGAAGGTATTTAATCAAACAAATATTATAACTTTAGGTGTTAGTTTTTCTGGGGAATATTATGTAGGAAGTGGTTTAAATAAAACAAACAGAAACTTTATGTACCAACTAAGTGATGCAGAATATACTTCAGCTGGAAATATAGGAAGATGGGATAGAGCAGCATCATTTAAGTTTGGATATAGAATATTTGGACTGTGGTTATGGGGATATTCTCTAACAAATAATAGTAGGAGAGCTGGAAGTTCTGCATTTATATATTTCGATCGAAGTATTAATTATATTAGAGATGAAGTACATGCAGACTTAAACAGACTTTTAAAAATATATTCTTAATACATATAATAACCATGAGTTATTTATTAGACAAATTCCCATTTGCAGCCGCAGCATTTTCTTTAAGGAAATTAAATTCAAAATATACAGGTCCGGCACTAAAAGTATCTATTGATCCAGAAGCAGTTGAAACTAATGCAAATACACTTCTAGTTACATTCACAAATGATGGATTCATAAATACAGATGATATTTTAATCTTAGCTACTGAAAATAATACATGTTATGTAAAAGTATGGTATGACCAATCTGGAAATGGAAATCACTTAGATGTTTCATCTGCAGGAAGTTACCCAATAATATGTGAAAATGGGGTAATTGTAGTAGGACTAGAGGGAAAACCTGCAGTAAAATTTAATAACAGTTACTTATCAGGAACAAACTCAGAGTTTTCAGCAGGTACTACATCTTCTCAGTTTTCTGTATTTTCAGTTATATCTTATGCAGGAGCCCACGTTGCTGGAACAAGAGAGATAATAAAAATCCCAGAAGCAACATTTAGTAGAAACGCAGACTCTAGTATAACTTACACAGGAGCAACAGGGTTTAATAGTGCTATTCCAGGAGGATACGTAGCAAATAAAGAAATAGTTTTATTTGCAGGAAGAGAAGTTTATACTGCTAGTTCTTATTTAAATATCTTAAGCAATAGTGGGGAAAAAGGATCGTCAAACACTTCATCTGGAATAAATACGACTACAACAAAAATATCTGTAGGAAAAACAGAAGAGGGAGACTCTACAACAGCATTTGCTGGGAATATATATGAATTAATATACTACAGGTATTTTGCTCTAAAGGATAAACATGAGATAGAAGCAGACTTAGATACTATTTATAACTGTGTATCTAGAAAAAAGTCTAAATTAGATACAATTTCAGACTCATATGATCCTCCTACGCTTGGATATAGTTTAAGAGCAATATCCAGCCATAAAGTACACCCTGCTCCAGTGCAGAATACATTTACAAGTGTGCAATTAGCAGCACTAGGAATATTCCCACTCGTAGAAGTAAGGAGAAGTTCTGATAATGCTACAGCTAACGTATACCCAGATACTAGTGGGGAACTTTCATTAAACTCTAGAGTAATAGTTACTTCAGGAACAGCAACTTTCCCTAAATTAACTCCATATCAAACACTTGGAGAATTTTTAGGGCACCCAAAATACTCTAATGCAGGAGCTACTCACTCATTTGGATTTGTAAGAACCTGGTACGAGCAGTCTACTTATAACGATACAGCACTTGTCGTCTCAGGCAGTCCTATAGATGTATCATCTGCAAACATACAAGTAGGACATTTAAAACAAAATACAAATGCTTATCAACCCAGAATATATGATACAACAAATGGAATTGAAAAGTTAAATGGAAAACCAGCTCTTTTATTTAATGGAGATGATTTTTTAGAAGCTAATATTAGTTTAGAACTTCTGGGAGGAGATTTTAATATAGGAGGAACTGGAGTTAGTAAAGGATTTCTAACCACAATGGTGGGAGCAGTAAATGCAACTGGAGCAGACGAAGAGTTTGTTAAAATAATAAATACCACCGACGCAAATAAGGTTATATTAGAGATCAGGAGAACTACAGCTGATGGAAAACTAAAATCCAGTATTTACAGCAATGCAACTGAAACATCAGATACGTCTTCTAATGTTATAAATGCTAATACGCAATATATAATTAGTGCATCAAAGAGAGGAAATAGATTTTATACTACAGCTAATGGACTTTCAGATGCAAAAACAACCATAACAGCAGGTACAAATTTTAATGATTTAACTACTGCGCAAACTGCAAAAATAACTTTAGGAAATAACTTAAATGGGTATATACAGGAGTTTTCTTACATAAAAAGACCATCAGAAGCATATAAACTAGACATAGAAGAAGAAATATATAGATACTACAAAACTCCGGCACAAAGCAATGTATTTCTCCCAGCAGTTGGAAGTACATTCTCAAATACTTTAAAAGGCGCATACGGACTAAGACAATTAGCAAACACGACTTCTTCTAAATTAATAAGAATTAGAAGAGGAAGTGATAATATTGAAGCAGACGTTAGATGGGATTTTGAAGGTAAATTGTCTTATGAATCTTTAGTAGAAACATCAAGCGGATCTCAAACTTTTATTGACTTTTGTAGAGGAACTAATTGCTATGTTACTAAAATTTATAACCAAGCTCCTTCTACATCTGCACAAGATTTAGTACAAACAAATGTTGCATTTCAACCCTTAATATTCAAGTCTAGTGTAGGGTTTGTTACTCAGAATTCAAATCCAGCAATGGAATTTTCTGGAAGTCACATGGTAGCACAATTTGATACTGATATAGTTGGAACTATAACATTTGCAATGGTATCTACAATAGCAACTCAAGCAGCTTCTATAGCTTTATTTGGGGCATCAACCTTTCTAGCGTCTGTTGCAAATAACGATACATTTGGAGATACTATAAGATTTGGAATAAATGCTACAAATAAATATTATAACTCTAGGAGTGCCGCAAATGCAGGAACAGACATAACAATAACAACTAGATCTGCAGTACAAGATTTAACTGTTGCAACACTGAGTGTAACATCAAATGTGGGAGCTTATGCATCATGTTATAATGGAAGTGATGTCATAGTAAATGCAAACTCTCCAGTAACAATTGTTCCAATAGTAAGAAGTATATCTATTGGGGGAAAAGTTATAAGTTCTACGGCCTATCCAAACCCAACTTCAACCGCTACAAGCACAATAACAGGTACTATACAAGAATTATTAATTTGGGGAAATGATGGATATAGTAAATCTACAATTTTGGATGCTGTAAATGATTATAACAAAGTATATTAAAATAAGTATAAAATTTATATCTTTGTACGGCAAATCAATAAGTTAAAATATATAGATAATGAACTACATCATTGTAAACCCTGAGGCGGGGTTGACTTCTTTAGAAAGAACACAAAGAATCTCAGAAGAGTTATTCAATATCTCTCGTCCCCCGCATGTCAAGCAGCCTGAAGATGTAACTAAATATGTTTTTGGGTGGATAAAGCACCCAGATCAAGATTTATACGCTCTGCAGGTTATTCTTGACTACACAATCTATGTGCATCCTGAAAATAATCTTGACGAGTTGATTGCGTTGTTCCCTGAAGTTCCTCAACAAGAGAAAGATCAACTTACAGCGTACATCAACAGTGCTCAAGACTACTTTGAGTTCCAGAATATCATCCCATCTACTGCAAATGTGCGTGATGAAGCGTATATGGATGCTGAAGGATGGTTCCCCGCACAACCTGAAGAAGAATAACCTTAAATATGATGAAATTTCTCCTCTTTTTAATTGCAGTAATCTTATCTGCTATACTTATCCCTATCGGGCTAGTATTTTCCTTTGTAACTAGACTGTTTGTCTGGAAATTTAGAGGATGGAGAAGGAAACTTGGGGATTATTTCTACATATGCGCAGTATCTATTGACCAAACAGGGAACGTATTCTGCTCAGACTTCTTTAACGCTGTCTTAATTAAGCAAAAAGAGTCAACTCATCTGTTTGGGAATGCAGATCAAACCATATCTGCAGTTCTTGGGTACAATGCCCACTACAATACCATCTCCAAACTGGGAAAATACCTAGTTAAGCTCTTAGATTTCTTTGATGCCGAGCACTGTGAGGTAGCTATGTTAGTAGATATGACTAATAAAGTAGCTACAATTGAGATATTGAACAAACTCAAGGTTGCTCAAGAAGAATTTGAGAAAGAAGTAGAACTTAAAAAGCAAAAAGAAGATGAACTTAAGCAAAAACCTAACACTCGCAGAAGTAACAAAGTCTCAAACCGCCAAAAGGAATGGAATAGACAACAATCCATCAAAAGAAGAAATAGCAAACCTAAAACTGGTGGCGGAGAAGATCTTCCAACCAGTGAGGGAACACTTTAAAGTTCCCATTTCGGTAACTTCTGGATATAGGTCTAAGAAACTCAATAAATTGATTGGGGGTGCAAAGAATTCTGAACATGTTGAAGGTCGTGCATTCGATCTTGACGCAGATGTTTTTGGAGGGGTCACAAACAAGGAGATTTTTGACTTCATCAAAACGAACCTCGAGTTCAATCAGTTGATTTGGGAGTTTGGGGATGACAACAACCCAGATTGGGTTCATGTATCTTATAGGGAAGGGGAAAACAAGAAGAGAGTTCTTAGGGCTGTTAAGGTAAAGGGGGATACACTCTATAAAGTCATTATCTGATGAGCAAAGAACGTAAGAAACTAAAAGATACTAAAGTAGGGGCTTGGTTAAAAGACAAAGCTCCTCAAGTATTAGACACTGTAGGGGAACTTCTCCCAGATCAAGGGGCTCTTGGGGTAGTCAAACGATTGCTTGACAAAGAAGATCTCCCAAAAGAAGATAGATTAGAGTTTGAGAAGCTATTATTAGAACAAGAAAGACATGCTCAAGACAATGTTACAAGTAGGTGGGAAGCAGATATGTCTTCTGACTCTAAACTGGCGAAAAATGTCCGTCCTATTGCTCTTATTGCACTTCTAGGCCTATATCTTTTACTTGCAATAACTGATTCTATAGAGTCAATTAAATTTGAGGTAAAAGAAGAGTATGTTAGTCTACTAGAAGTACTTGCATTAACCGCATTCTCTGCATATTTTGCAGGACGATCCATAGAGAAAGTGCAATACAAAAGAAAATCCTAATAACCATGTCCCAAATTACCCAAAACCCCGTCTTCTCTAGAATTGTACACAGAGTAATAGCTATTATAGCTAGTTTATTCTGTGTATCTATTTTATTAGCTACATGTGCAACACTATCTGTAGCTCAAACAAATAGTCTAACAGAAAATGAAGACATTCTATACAACGAATGTATAGTTATGGGTAATGAAGAAGATATACTCCCATTAGGATATTCTTCTCAGTACAATAGGACATACAATGAGAAAGTAATTAACTGTGTTGTACATGTTCTGCATGACAATCAACATTTCCCACATAGCAATATTGGGTTAGAGATTATCGAAGAAGCATTTGAACAGTTAAACGTAGATTTTGATTCAACTAATATTTCATTCAATTTAGTTACTACAACATACACTCATCTTGGAACATTTGCTTGGGCAGATTCATACAGAGCTGGTAGCGGTGTCTGTTTCCCACAATATGGAACACAGATGGCGCAGTGGACTGATATGGTTAGATGGAATACTGCAGAATACTGCAATATCTATGTTGCTCCTGATTTCTGCTCGTCAATTCTTGGTTTTGCATGGGTTCTGTACCAACCTTGGTCAGACCTTGATGGGGTGTGGGTAGAAACAGAAGTGTTTGGGTTAAGTGGTCCGCATTTAACATTCAGATATGAGAACGAAACGCTGACCCACGAGATGGGGCACTACTGTGGTCTGCATCATGTGTTTAGAAATGGGAATGGGATAGTGTCAAACTGCGGACAGAACTTAGGAGATTGTGAATTCACAGGGGACTACGTATGTGATACACCCCCAACTAAAGTTAGCCAAGGTTGTCCAGGTATTCCAGGTTATTACTGCCCAGCATCTAACTACAACAACGTCCCATTTGCCGCAGATAATCATATGGATTATTCTCACGAGTTATGTAGAGATAAATTCACTCCAGGACAGATTGAACGTATGCATGCCATGCTTGAGTACCAGAGATCAGAGTTATTCTCAGATGATGTTTTTTGTTTTGGGGACATAGACAATGATTGTCATGTGGGAACCTCTGATCTTCTGGTTATTCTGTCTAATTACAACTGTGAAGGATGCACTGTTGGGGATTTAGACTTAAATTATATAGTAAATTCATCAGATTTACTATATTTACTGTCTGTATATGGACAAACGTGTGATTGTGGTTTTGTTATGACCCCAATACAACACATGAGAAAGCCAGAAGACATACACGAATTACTAGAGTATTTAAATAACCACTAACCAAACCAACCAACTAAACCAAACCAAACACAATGGAAAGTATTAAATTTAATCCTACAAGGGACTGGGTATTACTCCCTTTTCCCGATGTAAGTAAAACAGAGTCAGGAATTCTTGTCCCAGCTAGTGCTGAACGCAACATGCGTAAGAATATCTTAAAGGTAATTAAGACGGGACCTGATTGTCAAGTAGTTAAGAAAGGAGATATGGTTATGGTACACCCACAATCTGATGGGTTAGTAATCGATCTCCCTGAAGGTAAATTCGTTATGGTTAATGAGTTTATGATTTGTGGAATTATCCCAGAAAACTAATGAATGGGACAGTCACAATATCTCTAGAAGACTTTGATAGGCTCAGATATGAGCATGAAAAAGTCAATGATGCAAAAGAAAAGACAATAAGAGCAGCTAAAGAGATTGAAGTCTTTTTATCTTTCTTAATTACACGAGAGGATATCACTGAATATGTTGAAGAGTTCAACAATCAGTCTAGCAGTTCTCAGATTAAAATTGTAGATGGGAGAGCCAAAATACAATTTATAGACAAACTCAAATAAACCAAACCAATGGACAAACAACAAAATAAGCTGTCTATTACGACTATGGTTAAGAATTTCTCTAAGGAACTCTACCAATACGTAAAAGCAGGTGCTCCTGTAGTGTCCAAAGAGCAATATACAGGAAGATTAAATACTTGTCAGAGCTGTGAGCATCTACTTAGGAATAAAAGATGTGGATTATGTGGGTGTATTGTAGAACATAAAGCTAAATGGGGGACAGCAGCTTGCCCTGATAATAGATGGGACAATGAAAGTACCAAAGTATCTGAATGATAAAGTTATAATTCAAAGACTAGCTACGAAATACAATCTTCCATTGCATGTTATTGAAGACGCAGTATATTCCCAATTTGCATTTGTTTCTAGTACAATACGTAAGGGAGAATTTGAAGCTGTTAGACTTCCATACCTTGGGAAGTTTCATGTTCGTAGAGGTCGTACTGACTATTTAGACAAGCACAATGAAAGATCTGATAACGATTAGTGGGACAAGTGTTATCCCATCTCCATATATATTAACCATCTCTGAGTTTAAAGATTTAAAGACTAATGAACTTGCTGCAGTCTTTTTCTTTGAAGATTACAGATCTCCTTACTTTGTTTACGAAGAAGAAGAGAGATGGGAAAAGATATCTACTGATTTGAATGTTAAATTAACTCCTAAAATAAAGGGAGCAGTAGAGAAATATAAAGAACTGTCTGAGACATCTGCAGTTAAACTCTTAAAGTCAGCCAAAACATCGGTCACTACTCTTGAGAAATACTTCAAGACAATTGACTTAACGATGGTAGACCAGAATGGGAGACCAATTAACCAAGCTAAAGACTTAGTTGCTAATCTTGGGAAGATTGCAGATGTAATAGATGGATTGAGTAAACTAGAAGACTTAGTTAAGAAGGAGCAGCAGAAAGACAACCCAAATAGAGGTGGGGTTGTAGTTAACAAATACTCACAATAAATGCCGTTTAAGGATACACATAGATTCTCAGAAGCAGCCAATACATATCTCAAACAAGGGTACTACACAGACGCAATCCTAGGAACAAAAGAGTATTATGAATACTGGGATGAGCAGGCTAAGAGATGCCTTGAAGGATATGAATTAGATGAGGTAAGAATTACAGGGTATCACTATTTTTATTTGAACTTCTGCCCCATTGACAGAGCTGTAGATGATGTAATGTTTGATGGGACTAAGATCTCCCGACGTGAAAGAACATTCCCAGCATTTTATGATGGGGATTATAAATACTTTCACGCAATAGATAGAGCAAGGAGAGAGAACAAACATATCGTAGTTCTAAAAGCTAGACGTAAGGGTTATTCTTACAAAGCTGGGTCTATGCTTGCTCGTAATTACTTTCTGATACGTAACTCCAAGAACTACGTATTTGCTGAGCAGAAAGAATACTTAATTGGGGATGGCCTGCTGTCTAAGACTTGGGACTTCTTAAACTTCATAGACGATAATACAGCTTGGACTCAACCGAGATTGAGGGACAGGGAAATGCACAAGCAGTCTGGGTACAAGAAGAACGTAAACGGGGCTGACGTAGAATTGGGGATGAAATCTCAGATTCTAGGAGTTAGCTTGAAAGACAATCCTGATAAACTTAGAGGTAAGGCAGGAGAGTTAGTATTCTTTGAGGAAGCTGGTTCTTTCTCAGGGCTCCTAAAAGCTTGGGAAGTAGCTATGCCTACGATGCGTCAAGGTTCTAAAACTCTTGGGACAATGATTGCATTTGGGACGGGTGGAGAGGAAGGAGTAGGATTTGATGGGATGGATGAATTATTCTATCACCCAGATGCATATGATTGTTTAGGTTTTGAAAATGAATGGGATCCAGGAGCAATGGGAACAAGATGTGGTTATTTTGTTCCTATCTACGAAAGCTTAGATGGATTTATTGATGATGAAGGAAACTCACAAATTGAGAAAGCAATAACATTTGAGGAAGCTCAAAGAGAAAATAAGAGAAAGGGAAGTGATGCAAAATCTTATGATCAATATATTGCTGAGCATCCATTTACTCCTCAAGAGGCTACACTTCAGACTACAGCAAATCTCTTCGATGTTGCTTCCTTAAAAGAACAATACAATAGAGTTAAGACTAGAGACTTAGACAAATCAGGGATTACAGGATACTTATATTACAAAGGTTCTGAGCTTTCTTTTCGCCCAAGTCCTGATGTAAGAGCTATAACTAAATTCCCGCATAGAAAGGGAGACGATATAGAAGGTGGAGTAGTTGTATACGAACCCCCATTCAGAACTAAAGACAATACAACACCCGCAAACCTATATATTATAGGTCATGACCCGTACGCACACGGGACATCATTAAGTGGGGAATCTTTAGGAGCTGCATATGTATTCAAACGCCCAAACAATCTATCTAAACCAGATGATATTATTGTAGCATCTTATGTTGGACGTCCAAAGACACAGGATGAATACAATCAAAATCTAATGATGCTTGCGGAGTACTACAATGCAAAGATTGGATTTGAAAATGACCGAGGAGAGCTCATAGCATACGCTAAGCGATTTAGGAAACTTCACAGACTGCAGGAAGAGTTCGAGATGTTAGACAAAAAAGAACTAAGATCTAGAACTGTAAAGAGACAGTATGGGATGCACATGACGGAACAAAGAAAACGTCAAGGGGAGTTGTATATACGAGACTGGTTGGTGTCTCCACGTTCTACAAATGAAGATGGGGAAACAATGCTCAATCTTCATACAATCAATGACTTAGCGTTACTTGAAGAGTTAATCAAGTTTAATCATAAGGGAAACTTTGACCGAGTTATGTCTTTTATGGTTGTGATGTACCACACACGAGAGTTATATAATAAAGAAGTTGTAGAAATTGTAAACGATAGAGCGTTGGATGACTGGTTTGACAATAATTATAGATAATTTATTAACTTTGCAAGGATGTACGGATACGCTAAAATACCTAAACAAAGAGTCCCACTAAGCCAGAAGTCTGAGCAGTGGAGAAAAGATTGTGTTAATGCATTCATTAACATATCTAAATTTGGGCTGTCTGAACGCAGAAATACGCTTAAGACGCTGTATGATTACTACAATGGGGAGATTGATGAGCAGGATTATAAGTACGTATTGAAGCCTTATGGGAAAACAAGAGAGAACTTCCCATCTAAATTACGTAACTATCCAATCATCAAACCAATTATAGACTTATTACTTGGGGAGAAGTCAAAGCGTCCTATGAACTACACAGTTGTTGTAGAGAATGCGGATGCTATTACGATGAAAGAGGAGGCTAAAAAGCAATCACTCTTAACCAACATACAAGCTACGTTTATTGCCAAGCTTCAGCAGCAGATGGATCCAAACAATCCTCAGCAGCAACAGCAACAGCCTGAGCTTCCTAAGCAGATTGTTGAGCAATTCGAAAGAACGTATGTAGATGATAGAGCCATCAAAGGACAGGCTGCTATCAATTACATTATGCAGAAAGAAGAGATCTACGATAAGTTTCAAAAGCAATTCTTTCACTTCTTAGTTTCTGGGGAATGCTATTCTCATAAAGGTGTCCGCAGGAAAGAACCTTTCTACGAGGTACTCAACCCATTAGATATTGACTTTGATAAAGACCCTGATATTGATTTCGTAGAAGATGGGGATTGGGCAATTATTAGAAAATTCGCACATGCATCTACGCTTGTTGATCACTTTGGGGATTATTTGAGTGAAGAACAAGTATTAGAACTTGAGAACCCAACCCATCAATCTGTAGATACTTACTTATTGTACAGATCTGAAGCTGCAGGGAATAATGACAATATCTACAGAAATAGACTCATTGAGTGTATCACTGTTTACTGGAAGAGCAGAAAGAGAATTGGATTTGTAGAGTACATGGATCAGACTACAGGAACCATTGAGGAGATGGAGGTAGATGAATCATACAAGTTAACTCCAGAGCTTAAAGCTCAAGGAGCTAAGCTGAAGTTTGAATGGGTTAACGAAGTATGGGAAGGTACAAGGATAGATGGGAGATTTTATATTAAGATGTCCCCAATTCCTAATCAGAGAACATCAATGGATAACCCATCATTGTGTAAACTCCCAATCAATGGGCGGAGATACTCTGATGTCAACTCTAATAACATCTCTTTAGTTAGTTTAGGGATTCCCTATCAGCTTAACTATAACATCTTTAAGTATAGAATGGAACTATCCATTGCTAGATCTAAAGATATTATTGCTCAGTTTGATATCAATCTTATCCCTAAGAAGTGGGATATGGATAAGTTCATGTACTACTTAGAAGGAACAGGTATTGCATGGGTGGACTACAATCAAGAAGGTATTCAGCTGTCCCCAACACACCAGTCGGTACTTGATATGTCTGTAAAGACAATAGCTCAGTATATTCAGTTACTTGACTCTATTATGTTAGAGTGGGAAAAGATATCTGGGGTTAATAGACAAAGACAAGGGAGTATTGGAACGTATGAAGGAAAGGGTGCTTCACAGCAGGCTATTGTACAATCCTCACATATCACTGAAGATATCTTTAGGAAGTTTGCTCAATTCGAACAGAGAGAACTTCAAGGATTGTTGGATTATTCGAAAGAAGCTTGGGTAAGTGGGAAGAAGGGAACATACATACTCCCAGATACCTCTATTCAATACTTAGATCTTGATTCTCTTGGGCATATGGAAACTGAGTACGGGATATTTATGTCTGACTCAGGAAAGGATCAAGAGAACTTACAGCAGGCACGTTCTATTGCACAGGCTATGATGCAGAACGGAGTTCCAGCATCTGCAGTTCTAGAGTTATTAGATACTGAGAGCTTTGCAACTATTAAGGATAAGATTGCAAGAGCAGAACGTGCTCAGCAAGAATTGCAGCAAGCACAACAGCAAGCTGAGATGGAGATGAAGCAGAAAGAACTTGCATCTAAGCAGCAAGAGTCTCAGATGAAGTATCAGGACAGCGAGAGAAATAGACAGAAAGATATTGAGATTGCATTGATCAATGCAGAAGCATCTGATCAAACAAACAGACTTGATATTGATCTGCAGAAGATGGTATCTGACTTTGAGATTCGTCAGAAAGAGTTAGACCTCAAGCAACAAGAACTTGGGTTAAAAGAACAAGCTCAATCAGCCCCACAAGCTAAGCAGAAATGAAGTATATAGAGAAGCTTAATAAAGTTAAAGAGGAGAAAGAGAAATATCCTACACTCCCAGAGTTAATCGTGGAGTTATTGGATGCTTCTAATAAATTTCATATCTTGCACTTAATTGTAACAGGAACTTCAGCATATGCTCAACACAAAGCGCTGAATGAACTTTATGATAAACTCAGAGAGTTAACTGATCAAGTTGCAGAATCATTTCAAGGGGCTACAGGAGAAATTCCTAAATATAAATTTGTATATGCTCCTGAATTAAACTCAATTGATCAAGCTCTTACGTACATAAAAAAGCTTAGAGATAAGATCCACGAAGTACAAGAGACTATAGAGCAATCTGAGATTGTAAATGATTTAGATACTATTAAAACTGCTCTTAACTCCGCATATTATAAACTTAAGTTTCTTGGTTAATGAATAATCAAACTCGAAGAGAACTATTAAACAGACATAGACAATCTGGATTCCCAGGTTCGATTATGGATGTATTCTCTGCATATGATGCAGGGAGAGATATTATCTCGGAGTTTGTTCAAGAACAACAAGGACAGCAACAGTTGCAGCAAATGCAACAGATGCAACAACAGCAACCTCAACCAATAGTTGCTAATACTCCTGAAGAACAAGAGCAAGGTTTACGCCCATTCCATGAAAGAGGGCAGGTTGATCAAAGCATGGTATTCCCTAATATTCCTGCAAATGCCCCATTCAATACTGTTGGGATGAAAGCCCCAATAAATATTGATAAGTATGATAACAATGGGCATTTGATAGAATCATTCAAGAGTGTACCTCCTGGGATACAGAATCTTCCTACAGGTCCACAGGAAGGAACAGTTGTAGAAACTCCTGCTAATATGCAGACAGGAGGTGTGAGGAGATATCAAACTGCAGGTCCTAGAAGAAATCCTAATGCGGAAATAACTACCCTCCAACCAATGGATGTACGTCCTGATCCGTTGGTAAGAGATAGACCAGCACAGAGAGTTATAGATCCAAGGGCACAAAGGCAGGCCGAAGAGCAGGCTTTCCAAACATTAATGTTTAACAAAACTAATGAATGGAGAGACCCCAACAAACGTGCAGCTATGACCAGCGGGAGAGCAGAGAGCGTATCCCCAGCTACATACGTAACTCCTGCTGGAGATTTGCAGGGAATTATAGAATCTGGAGCACAAATAGCAAAGGGTAATTATCTTGAGGGAGGATTAGGAGCAGGATTAGCTGCTGCATCAGTACTATTACCAGGAACAATAAGAGTTCCTAATTCGGCCCAAGATTTGTTTGAAGCTGCAAATACATTTAAAAGACATGATATCACCTCAGCTGAAGAAGCTGCTAACCTTGTGAGTAGCGCAGCATATAATAATACAGGGGGGATGTCAGAGGAATTAGCTAACGCTGCTGGTACAATTAGTATAGCTGGCAATAATGCTAGACAGCTTTATAGAGATATTTATCCCGATACTCAAATGAGAGGAAGTGGACAAAATAACACTGGTAGACTTATAAACACTGTTTTAGCAGATTACCCACAACTTGCAGCTACATATAATACTGGAATGATGAACTCCCCGGAAGTTGCTTCGGCAGTTCAAGATTTTGGGAGACAATATTTAACATCATTTAGAGGAGTACGCGCAAACAATCTAGACGAAGCTGCAAAATTTTTAACATCCCCATTTGGATCAGGCGATAGGGCTTATGGACCAGGTATATATAGTACTTCAGATCTTGACAGGGCACGGTATTATGGGAATGTTATTGGAGAACTTATGCCTATAGATATAACTCCTAATATGTCTGGTAAATATCTAATGGGACAAATTCAGGGGCTTATACAAGAAGGGTCAGGACCTTATGCTCCAGGTATAAATAGTTTGTATTCTCAGGAACAATTCGAAGGAATTGTAAACTCCCTTATTGGAAATCCACAATTTGGAGATAGCTATGAACGAGTTTATCAAAATTTACTTAGAACATTCAACCAACCAATAGATACTAGAAGAGGCATTAATGACAATAATTCAATAAGAGTATTTACGGGAACTGAAGATACATATGAGAGACTTGTTCCTAAAATAACGCAAGTAGCTGATGAAAGAGAATTTTCCCCAACAACAACTCCTATATGGCAAGCTGACTGGAGCGGTGAGGGTGCTACATCTAAATATTTTTTCCAAAAGCAAGGGTTTAAAAAATATGGAGGATTACTAAGATCTGGGAGTGTTAGTAAATACCAAGGAGGGGGCAGTAAAAATGTAGATCCATTTAGTGCGTTTGAAGTAGCAAAACATATGGCTAGAATGCATGGAGGAACTCCCCAACAGTATTTAGCTCTAAGTGATACATCTGGGTATCATGAAAGTGGGCATACAATGGATCCTAAAATGGTACAAAGAGGAAGTGGAATTGCAAAAGGAGCATTTCAAATTGAGGCATCTACTGTTCCAAGATTGCAGCAAAGAGTCAGACAATATGCGGAGCAGACAGGAAATAAAGTCCCAAGTTGGATAAATATTCCAAATAATGATGCTAGAAACTTATCTTTAGATAGACAGAGAGCATTATTTTTATTAGACATGAATTACTCTGAAGGAACTAATATGAGAGCGTATGCTCAAGGAAAAACCACTTCAGCCGAGCAATGGCTTCGAGGGTGGAAAAGAAAAGAAGCTGTAGACGGAAAAGATATTGAAAGATTCGAAACCAGCGCTAATAAAGCAAGACAGATGGGAATCCCAAATTCAGCTTTAACGGAATTTAATAGAATGGTTCAAGGTAAAAAACCTACTCCTCCATCAGGTTCTTACTATGATTTGATAAGACAATTAAATCCATTAAATCAATATAAATAATATGGCTAAGAAAGAGATGATTAAGAGAGCTGATGGCTCTTATTCGCAGAGAGGATTATGGGATAATATTCGAGCTAATAAAGGTTCTGGAAAGAAACCTACAGCTGCAATGCTAAAACAAGAGAAAAAGATTAAGGCTAAATCCCCAAAGAAATAAGGGAAAGTGGGATATTATAAAGGTATTTAGAAAAACTAAATATATGTTGCAAATTAAACCAAATAAAAATATTTTTGTATCATGAGCAGAACAACCAAAACCAAATCTCAACCTCAAGTCGATTTAGATGCACTGTCTTTAGATGACATGCTTGGAGATGGACTTGAAGCAGTAGAAGAAACTGAAGTTGAAGAAGAAATTGAAGATGACGTTGAAGAGGAAGAGGAGGGAGAAGAAATAGATACTGAACCTCGTGACTATGACGAGGATGATCCGTTAGCAGACCCTCAAGATGATGAGGAAGTAGAAGATGATAATGATAATGAAGATTCTCAAGAATCTATCATCTTTGAAATTGCAAATACCCTTGGGTATGAGTTAGAGAATGAGTATGATGATACTACAGAAGGACTAACCAACTTTGTAAAAGATGTTGCACAGAATATAGCAGAAGATCAACTCCAGCAGTTATTCACTCAATTCCCGGAAGTACAGCAACACTTAGACTATGTGCTTGCGGGTGGTGACCCTAAGAGATTCTTTGAAGCTTTCAATCCTAACAATGACTTGTCAGACTATGAGTTGACAAGAGACGATAATAGAGCTCAGAAAGCTATCCTGTTTCAATACTTTAAAGCAAAAGGTCATGATGATGATTTTGCAATGGAAAGTATCAATGATTTTGAGGAAACAGGAAAGCTGTATGATAAAGCAATGAGAGCTCAGAAGTCATTAGCTGAGACTCAGAAAGAATACAGACGTCAACTAGTTGAAGAGCAGAAGAGAGAAAGACAGCAGAGAGAAGAAGAAGTTCAAGAGTTCTGGAATGAAGTAGCTGGAGTGATTGAGTCTGAGAATGATTTTGCAGGAGTTAGAATCCCTGACCGTAAGAAGTCAGAATTCTTTAATTACATCTCTATGCCTGTAGGCCCTAATGGGGAAACTAAGAGAGATATGGATTATCAGAAAGCAGAATTACAAACTAAGATTGCTATCGATTATTTGTTATTTAATGGCTTTAATCTTAAAGATGTAATTGAGACTAAAGCTAGGACTAAGAGTGTACAGAGCCTTAGAGATCGTATTGTCAGCAACGAACAGAAAGCTAAAAGCGCAGGGAAATACTCTCGCAAAAACAAAGAGTTCAATTCTGATAATTTAGATCTTGGGGCATTATTTCAATAAACAAAAAAACTAACCTTTAAAAATTTACAATCATGGCTTTAATGCAAGTTCTTAAAACTTACTATAACGATCAGCAGATGACGGACACCAACTCTTTGGTGAACGCATTGATGGAGAAACCCGAAGAGCTGTCCCCAATTATCACCCACCTTGCAGGTAGAGAGGAGAAGAAATTCCCCTTGTCTTTCTTGACTGAGGGTGTTGGGAACACCAAGTCGATTGATCGTTTCGAGTATGAGTACCGTGTGAAGACGCACGAAGTTAATGTTCGTCCTGTTGTCGCAGCTACTGGCACAGGTGCAGGTGGATCAATGTTCACCGTCACTTTCCCGGACAAGTGGTTCATTTTCCCGTACACCTTGGTTTCTCAATCTGGGGTATTAGCTCGTATTATGGAGCAACCTGTTCCTGACGGAGCTGGGTACAAGTACACTTTGAAGCTTGTCTCTCCCGATGCGGGTGCTCTTTCTGCAAGTGAGGGTAATAAAGATTTAGCGGTAGGTGCATTGTGGGGTATGCTCTACGCTAACGTAGGTGTTGACTTCTCTCGCGGTAATGCATCTAACTGGACTGCACCGGGCTTGGTCAGAAGCAAAATCGGTACGGTTCGTAAGTCTTACCACTTCGCTGGTAATGCTAAAGATTATGTTGCACAATTCACCCTCCCGATGAAGGATGGTCAAACGACTAAGTTGTGGATGGATTACGAAGAGTACCGCCACATGCTTAAGTTTAAGGAAGAGTGTGAAATGTACTACTGGTATGGTGCTAAAACCTATGACGACAACGGAGTTAACCAAATGCTTGACGAAAACGGTCAACCCGTTATCTCTGGTCCGGGTCTCTTCGAGCAAATCATCAATAAGGACACCTACTCTAGCTTGACTCAATCTAAGATTGAGGATGTTATCGGTGATTTGTTCTACGGTATGACAGATGCTACGGATAAGCAAGTTACCTTGTACACTGGTATCGGTGGTGCTCGTGAGTTCGATAAGGCTATGCGTAACTACTATGCTACTGGAGGTTTAACAGCTTCTAATAGCTACTTACAAACGACTCAACCGACGTTCATCACTGGTAGCGGTCGTAACCTCGGTATCACGGGTTACTTCACCTCGTATGACCACATCGACGGTCACCGTGTGAATGTTGTTAAAGTTCCGTTGTTTGACCACGGTCCGGTTGCTCAAGCTTCTAAGAAGCACCCTGAGTCTGGTTTGCCGTTGGAATCTTACAGAATGGTGTTTGTTGACCAGTCTTCTTACGATGGAGAAAACAACCTCCAGATGATTAACAAGAAGGGTCGTGAAATGCTCCGTTGGGCAGTTGCTGGTTCGGTTGTTCCGAAAGGCTTTGCTGGTACCGATACGAGAGCATCTGATATAGACGGTGCGTCTGTACACATGTTGAAGACCGCTGGTATCCTGCTTCGCAGATTCGATACTAGCCTTGATCTTCAGTGTGTAGCATCGTAATTTGTGTTTGGTTTGCAGAGGGGAGCCCGCTAACGGGCGGGTTCCCCATTTTTTCCTCATAAAGACTGAAGTTATTCTTAAACCTTAAAAGAACATTTTAAAACCATGCGAAAAGTTATTATCAGACGCAAAGAAGTCCTCAATCATCTTCCCAAAGAGATTAGAGCTGGGGCAAAAATCAAAATTGGTTCTATTTATATAGGACGACAGCCCCTTAAAGGACTCGAAGGAGAAGAAGCCCACAAGCTTTTATCCAAAGTACTAGACGTACCGCCCGGACACCAAGACTGGCCTAGAAAAGAAAAAGAATTCTGGGCTAGTATGAGTTTAAAAGTTCCATTCGAAGGAGTGGAATTAGATGTCTCAACAGATGAAGATGGATTCCCAAATAATGTAATGGACTTCATTACATACAAGTGGTGCTTAAAACATCGTCAAGTTGCTGAGAATGAAGATAGTATGAACTCTGATGGATCTAAGAGGTTTTATATTTACGATCCAGATATTGATCTGTTGAAGCGTAGTGCTAATATCAAGGTTAGAAAAGAGGCAGACAAAGAGATGATTAAACTCGAAAAAGATTACGCTAAGATGCGTAGACTTATGAGAGTATTGTCTAAAGACTCTCGCCCAGATTCTCTGACAGATATGGAAGTAGAAAATCAATTGTATGATTTGAAGAATTCTCAACCTGAAAGATTCTTGAAGTTTGCAATTGATAAGGACTTAGATGCAAGAGCTGAAATTGAAGAAATGATTGAGTATGGGGTGTTCAGAACTATTGGGAACCAAGTCATCTACGGAGACGAGGTTATCGGGGAGAACATCACAGACACAATCATTTACATAAATAACAAGAAAAACTCTGGGCAAGTAAATGCAATGCGTGCTCAACTTAAAGAACTCAAAGTCTGATGACAATTGATGAAATGCACATAGCGGTCAATCTTGGGGTACAGAAAATTGCTTCATTCCAAATGGACAATTTCTTACCCCAAGAAATTGACTTTGAATTAAATAACGCTATGGACAGGTTCATCAAGCAGCGTTATTCAACTCTTAGTAATAGATATAAAAGAGGTTTTGAGCAATCTCAAAAGCGTATTGATGACTTACGACATTTAGTCGTTGAGTCTCAATTAGATGCTTATTACAAAGGAGAGACTATTGGGTTTGAAGAGTTCTTTATAGACAGGGTCAAACTTCCTACAGACTATTTATTTTTAGTGAGTGTTTTAGCTCGCATAAAATATGATTGCTCTGGGATAACTACTACTACTGATACTACAACCAAAACGTATTATAAAGTATCTGTAGCTCCCCCAGCTAACTGTAGAGGATGTCAGATAGAATCAATATCTTTTGGAGGTACAACTGTGATTAGCAAAGATCCATATCTTACTCTTGAAGATTTACTTAATGCAACTTTATATCAAGATTTAATACCGCATATAAGTATTCCTGACGGGGCTGGAAATGAGAATACTGGAATAAACACTAATACAACTCAGCTTTACAATCCAGTAGATTCTAACTATATTTATTTAGAATCAAGTGCTCAAGGAGCAGTTGTAGTTACTTGGACAGATCCTACAGGAACTCTATCTAATACAACTGTAACTATTCAATCACAAAACTTTGCATATCAGACATCTACATCTAAAAGAGATGCAGAAGTTTCTGAAAAAAATATTGTCTGTAAGTATATACATCAAGACGATATTTATGTTATATTAGAGGACCCTTTTAATACTACTAAATACACATCTCCAATATATACTGTAGCTGAAAACTACATTGATATTCATACAGATACGATATTTATAGTAGATTATGTAAGACTTAAGTACATCCGTATCCCAAAGAGAATGAGTTTATCTTTAGGAGTAGGATGTGAGTTACCTCTACACACTCATCAAGAAATTGTAGAGATGACTATAAAAAGCATACTAGAGGGCATAGAATCCCAACGGTATACCTCGCAATCTATGGAAACCATAGAAGTCGAATAATTTTTTTATTGTTTAATCCCTAAAAATTAATTAAAAATGGGAACGAATTTATCACAGGTGTTTATATCTAACACCGATGTCTTAGAAAGTGGCAGCACTTTCAATGGAGCCGCAGTTACTCCAGAAATTGGAGTTTGGGATTTAAATGGGGCAGCTTATGTGACTACTAAATTATACGCTACTACAGTTGCTGAAGCTGATACTGCTGGGGTAGTAGCAGGTACTGCAGTTGCAAATCCTCTTTGGTTATACAAGAGATTGCAGTTTGTTCAGGGTACTGGAGGAAATCCTATTGCTACTCCGATTATCAATACTGCTAACATTAAGCGTATTAAGTATGATCCTTATGTTATTTCTGCAGGCCACAAACAAGTTTTAACTGGAACTCCTGCAAGCAATGCTTCGCATACAGTTAAGTTTATCTTCAGAACTACTCCAACAGATCAACTTAGTTTCTACGACGCGAATGGAACTAACCTTGTCGATTTAAGTGGGGATAAAAAAGTTTTCCCATTGGGTGCTTTTAATACTACTAATCACAAAGTTATTTCTGTAGAGCTTCCAAAAACTGATGCTTCTGCGGATTTAACAGAGTTCTGCGCATTATTAGATGATGCAGTTGAAGCACACGTATTACTGAATGATTTAATTAAGGTATCACAAACTACTGTAGCTGATGATACATATACCGCAAGACACGCTGGTGTTGTATTTGATATGATCATTTGGAACAACACTGCAGATGCAGCTAGTGCTCTTATTGTAACTGCTACAGGTTTTGTACCAGGTGTTGGAAATGCTTGGCAGGTATTAGGTGATGAGATTAAGTGCAGAAGCCGTTACGGTAACTTTAACCGTATGTACCTTCCGCAGAATATGCCTACATACACTAATGTTACTGCTAATAGCAATAAAGGAGCATTTTATGACAAAATCACTATCGAATACGAACACAACTGGCCCACTTCTACGGGCATTGCTCCTGCAGGAACTTTAAATCAGGTTGTTTTGTACTTTACAGATGCTGACTTTACTGCTCCTGTAGTAGGAGATGCTTCAACTGCAACTTACGATAATGCATTTAACCTTACCATTGCTACTGCAGCAGAGTTTAACTGGTAATTAATCTTATATAATAAGGGGATAGTAATTGGGCTATCCCCTTATTATAACTTTTATATAAAATATTAACATGTCTACAACAGCTGACAATCCTAGGAGAATTAATGTTAATGAGACTTGTTCTATATTAGCTGTTAATATTAGAACAACTACTAATCCAGTATCTGGTCATTATATCAGAATTGAGGATGGGACTACTACTCCTGCGGGATATACTGCTATTACAACAGGGGGAGGAGGAATGGTTTCAGGAAGTAGCCCCACTTGGTACATTACAGCTAATATTACAGCAAATGTGCAGGGATTAGTCAAAGTAGAGCATGTAAGTAGTTTATCATCTACTGCAACTGTATACGCTACATTTTATACAATTGCCCCATGCAGCGTAGAATGTTGCATAGCCACTCTCGCAGAATCAGGATTAAATTGTGATTGTAACTGTGGGAAATGCGCTGAAGATTTAGAAAGAGCTACTAAAGTTTCTTTATTACTACAAGGAGCAACATATCTCGCAGAGAAAACAAATCCAACATCTGCAGATATTGCAAATGCTGAAAAGTTATATTTAAAAGCTGTACAACTCTGTGAAGAGGTTTGTGCTTGCGGATGCTAATCATGATTCCAGAAGTAACAAATACACAGGAATACAAAGACTTTCTTGACGATATAAAAGAATGTATCGGACAAGACACTATCCCCATCTATACTAAAATAGTTGGGGGTTTAAAATGCTCTACAATAGAGCAGCAGAAAATGTCTCTAGCTATCAATCTTATGAGAAAGATTGGGTTAGAATGTCTAGACTCAACAGGTGTAGATCCAAATATGACATACCTGCAATCGTTTGTAGCATTTTCTCAAAAGCATTGTAGAGAGTGTACTTATATGAGTACAGTTGCTGGACAACTACAAGAACCACCTAGCGTAGTTCCAGGACTTCCTACAACAGCTTTGTTATTTGAATCTGGAAATAATATATTACTTGAAACCGTACTTGAAACCGAAGATTACTTAATCTTAGAAGCTTAAAATAATGGCTAACATAAAAATATCTGCTCTTAGTATCTTAGGAAAATCGTCATTTGTAAGTGATGATTACATTCTTGTAGCAAGAGGCACTACTTCAAATGCTAAAGTGCAGGCAACTTCATT